GGCTTGAATCAGCGTAGACCAGTTTCACACGGTCATCTTGTGGCTTCTCCCAAATGGCTTCACCATTGAGCAGAACTACCCATTCCCAGTTCTCATTGGTCTGTTCCTTCAGCGACTTGTAACAGTCGTTAAGGTACCTAGGGTCGTGACTCGGTGTGAATATGCTTATCACGTTTCCTCCAATGTATTGTGTTCTTTAAGTAAATAGGACCATAAAACAAACTTGCAAGGCAGAACCCGTATTGATGCGTGTGAAAACCGTAAATAGTCCACAAGAAAGCGTTAACAAAAAGAATAATCCATGACCACCACAACTTACGGCCTGCTAGGTACGCACCAGTCATACCGATTCCTTCAAGAATGAATGACCACATTAAAATGAGTACTCTACGCCTGGGTGCTTCTTCTTCATGAACTGCACCAGTGGCATCTTCTCGTAGCGTCGGCACAGGTAATCCAGGCTGACAAACATCGGGTCGTAACTACCGTCACGCACCTCGTGCTTAACGATTATTCCTCGCCAGTGGGCGTTCCCCTGCGGGCCTTTATAGTCTTCATCATGGAGGTAGCATGCGCCCGCAACAAGGCCATGTTGGCTTTTGCCAGCGACGAATCTAAGTCCGTAGGCGAGCGTCTGTTGGTGGCCCATCGTGAAACTATGGCCAATGGATTTAAGTCTCGCTTCAACGTTGCCTCCTAGGGGCTTGCCGGTCATTGGGTTATAGAAGTAGTGGCTGTAGGCTACGCCATCGAGCCATAGGATTTCTAAGTAGTTACTTACTTTCCATCCGCTTCGGGCGTAGTCGAGGTGGTCTGTGGTAACAACTCCTTCAAGTTGTGCATCCATTGAGACAGCACGGTTGATTCTGTCTTCGTGGTTGCCAAGGAGGATGTGCCTCTCAGGGTTCCATTTAGCGTGCCTGGTCTTACGACGATTCTTGTTGAAATCGGTGAGGGCTTGGTTGAGGATTGCCCATGCGTCATTGGCGGCCTCGATATCTTGCTTGTAACGGCGACCCTCCATAGCCTTCTTGCCCTTGTCATACATCGACAGGGACGGCATGTCTGCGTGGTCACCTAGGTGAATAATTTTAATTGGTTTATCGTGAAACTCGTCCACAATGTATTGACCAATCCATTTAAGGTGGTCAGTTGGAGCACCAGGTTTAGCCTGAGTGTCCGGAATAACAATGTGTGTTGTTGGTATTTGCAAGGTAATACTCCTTGTGTAGTCCGCCCACCAGGCAGTTTAACACACAAGTTACCAACAAACAACATTATTGTAATTTATTTTCTGGTTACTGCTCCAGCAACTTCAGAAGGAGTGATGCTGTAAAGGTCTGGCCAAGCCATAGCGCCAGGGAAACCTGCATACCAGAGGGCTCCAGCCACCAATCCAGAGCAAATCCAAGTACGAGATTTACGTAGGCATATGGCGTCTGGGAGTATGTTATCCAGGGCACATGAAAGTATGCTAAGATAACTGTATTTCAGGCCCACCTGAGAGCGAGCGAACCTTAGAACAAGTTCACGGTTCGTTGTACTCGGTAGTTCCACTACCTCGTACGTGCCACCAAAAGCAGATTCATCAAGAGTTAAGTTGTCGGTGATACCCTTCGGTTGGGCTTGGATGAGGTACCACTTACCGTCCACGTATCTATCCAAAATGGCAACGTGATTCCATTTCGAGTAGTTGGAGTAGGGCATGAAGTGTTGCGCCCAACGGATACTCTTACCAATAATTCCTTTGGTTGAACAAAATACAAGGTCACCTGGATTCATCTTTTCCCTCTAAGTAATCGACACGTGCTTCTAGTGCCGCTAAATCGTAATCTTGACGTTGGTCAGTAACGTCTTCAATGTTCTCGTGACCGTGACGTGTAGCAAAGTACGTGCTTATGTATGCAGACACAAGACAGAAGCAAACCAATTGCCATGTGAAGTGACTGACTGCTGTCTTAATGCAGAAGATGTTGGCAAGCCAGTAGCCCAACTCGGTCATGCCTGCTACGTGTGGTCGTCCTCGTGCCTCGGCTTGAACCATGAGTACAGAGAATATGTTGGCCACACCAAGTGATAAAGCCGCTAGTAATGCAATCTTCATTTGTCGTCCTTTAATAGTTTGTGTATTTCTTGCACCAGAGCGTGTGTCTCTAGGTCTAGTTGGTAATCCTTGACCGAGTGTTCAGTGTCGTTCTTCTGCATCTCGTCAGAAATACGGTCTGAGCGCTTGGCTGAGATAAGTAGCACTGAACCTTGTAGACCAGCCACCATAGAAAGCACTAGGTTAAGTCTGAAGAATGGCGCAGGGTCAATGCCGAAACCGGCAGAGAGAATCCATAGAACCATGGCGCTACAAAATACAATCAGGAATGTCCAGGTGCCCATGCCATGACGCATAAGGTCTGCACACTTTTCCCCAAACGTACGTTTCTTATTCGTAGTCAAGGTCATTAAGGTGGGCTTCGAGGTCTTTGGTGACACGCTTAATGGCTTTCTTATTCTTCTTCTGCTCGTCGATAATTTCTATTACTGCTTTTTCTATCCTGTCCACTGCGTCTCGCAGTGAACTACCGTGATTTGGCGACAACTCAGCCTTCACTTTCTTCCAAACAATACGGCCAACAAAAAAGATAACGGGGAAAACAAATACTGCTAGTACTTGTGAAATGCTGGCAAGGCTATTCCAGTTCATGCGCTCGGAACGGGGTGTGCTGACGTTGCGTTCAGTTGGTTGGTGTTAAAGCGTAGGTAGGTCTGTGGAAGTCGTCCGTCTTGTGATACATGAACATACGAAGGGTCGCCTTCTTGACCATGGCTAATTGTTAAAGGGTTCTTAGCGTTAGCACCTGACACGTCAACAACGAGTGCTGTGTGCCAGCCAGTTCCAGGGCCGTACACAATAACGTCGCCAGGCTGTACCTGAGCAAGGGGAATCTTGGTGCCGTGGCTAAGCAGTGTGCCGGTGTAGCCTTCGCCGTCATAGTTCTGACCGTTAGGGTCTGGTGCGCCAGCGTGGTTGTAGCAAAGGGTTACAAACGCTGAGCAATCAGCAAACACAGGCCACTTAATAGGGTTCTGGTTAATGGCTTCCATGCGTTGTCCACCTTCGGTGTAGTGGAACTGCTGGTGATGAGCCGCAAAGTACTTAGCCCATGCAACAATGTTCTGTCTTACGTCTGTCATTACACTCCTTTGATTTCTGTGATGCATGATGCTCCGCAGAGAATCAATGCGTGAGGGTATGTCGATGCGAGTGGTCCTACTGCGTCAAACGAGACACGTAGGTATCCTGCCGATGGTTCAATAACCTTGTTGCATCCATCGCATGTTGCTGTAGTCGTGAACCCCATTAGGCCAACTTTGAAGCCCATGCCTTGAGGCATGTGGTGTCACAGAAAGCAATGACGTTTGCAAACGGTGGTGCAACAGTTCCAACTGGCTGTGTCTGCATGTAGAAAAAGTCCATGCCTTCGCCAAGTGTCTTGTTGCAGTCGTCACATGTGATTACTGTTGTTTGTGCTATTCCCATTTTATTTTCCTTTTATTTAATTAAGCAATTCCGATTGCTGAAATGTTACCAAATGAAAGCGTAACCGCATTGGCGTTTGTTACAACGTACAAGTATAAAGTCCATGAAGACGTTTTAGGTGTACTGAAAGTGTAAACAAAACTTCCGCTATAAGTATTGTGGGTCGTTGTTGTAAAAATACCCATAGGTTGACCACCTGAACCATTTAAGTAAGTGCTGGATGTAGAATCATACAAAACGCCATAAAGCGTTCCAGTGCCAGTGGCAACAGTAGCGTTTTGCGCAACATTGTAAGTAAAAAAGTATTTAGAAAATCCACCAGGTACGCCAATGTTTGCAGCAGCAACTTGACCTGTTGAAACTGTTAATGCTGAAGTGGAAACAGTTGTGGTGCTACTTGCATCATTACTAATTACAGTTCCACCACCACCGGGGGTTGTGTACGAATACGTAGAACCGTTCCAGTAAAGATAGCCAACAGAGGGCGAAGTTGAAATCCAAGCAATACCGTTCCACCAATTTACAGAACCGGTAGATGGCGTACTCATGGGAAGCCATGCGTTAGAAGAAGTTGAATAACCGAGAACTGCACCTGCCGATAACGAACCAGCAACACTAAGAGCGTTGCCTTGTAACTTTGCAAGAGATGGGTTAGGGTAACTTCCGGTTAAATCGCCACCAGCAGCATCACCTGAAAGAACAGGTGTAACGGACACATAAGCAGAGCCGTTCCATTTCCAAACGTTTCCGCTTGTAGGTGCTGGCGTCGAAATCCAGGCGGTACCGTTCCAGTACATCATTGAACCAGAAAAAGCAGTGCCACCACCAGGTTGCCAACTTCCCCCACCAATTAAAGAACTGTACGTTAAGAAGTTACCGTTGGTAGGTGCAGAGATTCCAGAAACGTTAAGCGTTGTGTTCTGTAAAGCACTGACTGTTGTCTGTCCAGCGTTAGTAAATGTGATGTCACCATAGACAGACTTAGGAACCCATGAACCGCCACTGGCGCTATTCCATACAAGAATCTGAGCATTGGCTGTTGGCACTGCTGCAGATGTCCAGGCATTACCGTTCCAATAGTTAATTGCACCAGCACCCAGAGGATTGCTCATTCCAATCCATTGGTTGCCCAGGACTGTTGAGTAGGCAAGGATACCACCACTAAAAGGAACGTAAGAACCTGTGGTGTTAACAGCAACATTATTAAGTGCTGTGACAGTAGCAGAAACTGAACCAGTACCCGAAGCCGTAACGTCTCCCGTTAAGGCTGTAATGCCACCTGAAGTAGTACCGATGTTGGGTGACTGAACAGGTGCGAACACCTTGGGGTTAACCCACTCAACGTCAGTGCCGTGTCCCTTCGATGCAAGGACACTTCCCTTGGCTGTCGTAGGCGGTGGCGTCCATATAGGATGCGCTTGTTTTTTCATGTCGTAGACGGTGGGTTGTAGGAATACTGACCAATAGTCTTCATACTGATTACTAAGTCTCCTTCGTAACCATTCTCGAAGTTGTCACGACGCTTGTGAGGAATCCAGTCAAGTGAGTCGATAACTGCGGTAGAAGACAACGGACCTTCTGTGTAGGTAATGATGTCTGCGTTCTGACGACGTTGCTCAAGCCAGTAGAACTCTGCGTATGGGTCCTGGTAAATCTCCAGGCCGTCTACTACTGCTACTGAGAACAGTTGTACAACTACAGAAATTTCAGTTCCCTGAACAACGCCAGGCCATGATTTAACAACCCATCGGTGCAACTTAGGAGTGTTGGCTGTGTTGGTAGTAGACAGAGTTATTGTTGTCTGGAACTGATTAGCACGGACATTAGGGAAGTCGTATGTGCTAGGTGTTTTAGTGTCTACGGTAAGAGTTGGAGTTGTGCTACCAGTAGTTCCAGGTTCAAGAACAACGCTAGGCAAAACAGAAGTACCACTAGGAGTCTCGGCATTGTACTGAACGTAGACCGGAATCTTTGGGTCAGCAATACCGTAGTCGAAGATACCCGATGTAATGGTTCCGCTAGATACGTATTGGCTTACTGAAATACCAGAGCCCATGTTAGTTGCGTACGGTCCGTAGATTCCTAGACCTGCAACAGCCATGATAGGCGTGTTGGTAATTGGGTCCCAGTCAAGAGAGTTAATTATTCCCTGACCTGTAACCATAATGTCAGAAGCGTATGCAGGTGCTAGCGGGTCACCGTTAATAAACGTACCAAGGTCAAGACGACCAAGACCGGTGCTAACACTGTCGTAGTTGTTCCATGTGAACCATACGTAACGACCGTCACCAACAATGCCTGTAACAGGTGTGTTGATTGGCTGAAGGATGTTAGGAATCAATGGACCGGACTTAAGGTCACCACTCGCTGTGGCACTTGGGTCATAGACAGAAAGAGTCTGAGCCATGCGTACACCACGGTTAGTACCAATGAATATGAAGTTCAAGTACGAACGAAGAACTGTCGGGTACTCGTCAGGAGACATCGGCAAAGCCTGGACAGGAACGTCAAGGTTCCAAGGTTGTGTAACAGATGTAGCGGTAATGGTTTGGATGCCGCTACTACTTGTGGTAGATGCACCGAGCATGTCAGAGCGGTAAATACATCCACTGCCCTTGTTACCCAAAGGTGACTTTACGTATCCACCGAAGTACACCTGTGTTGGCCCACCTGTAGCGGTTGACCATACCCAGTTAGGGTTGTCATGCGTTACAAGAACGTCTGGCGGGATAGAACTGGTTACAGTTCCACCAAGGCCAACCTGATAGTTAGCAGGAATAAGCGATGTGTCTGTGTTGTAGATAGTAAATACAGTGTTACTGATAACAGTGTTTACAAGAAACTTGGCGTTGAAAGGACTGGAGTTACCAGCATTCTGCAAAACGTCAACTGTTGAACCGTAGTACGTTCCACCGTTAACTAGGTAACGCCAGTCAGCCGAAGGAATCGTAGAGTTGGCATACGAAAGCGATACTGCGCTTGCATTGGTAACTGTAACGTTAGAGTCAGTAACAGGAGTGTAATGACCAGACGAAGTTTCAATGTTGTATTTAACGTTGATTACATCACCAATAGAAAAAGGATTGTCTGCGTAGGTAAAACTAAGAGTGACCGTAGCGTCTGTAATAGAGGTAACAGTGACAAGAGGCGAAAGCATATAGGTGCTTGAGTTGTCAATAGTAATTGGTTGCCCTGGTGCTAAATTGTGAGGAGTTTTAGTAACCACGGTGGCAACTCCGGTGCTACCAACAGTGGCATTAGCAGTGACTGTTTGGATAGGAGCAGATACGTCACCAACGCTAGGCACGTTACCGAAGAATGGGTAACTGGTTGATGTACGTGGCTGGAAAGCGTAAAGGCGTCCAAGCGAAGCAGCGAGCAATTGGTCATTAGCCCAAGAAATCATTTGGTAACCAGCAGTGCTGTATGGAGCGTTCAGGTCGTTTGCGGCGTAAAGAGCAAAGGTGTTCACTGTCCCTGGTGTCGCATAGTAGATACCGGTGTCTGTTGCAAGGTACACAACTGTGTCGTTGGTAGTAATGTCATAGACAACCGATGGGCCAGAAAGCGGCATTGAGATTGCAGTCCAAGTTCCACTAACAAAGTAGTGAACCGTCGTTCCTTCGACGACAACTACGTTGTCACCACAACGACTCATGCGTAGGCTTGACGAAGATGATGTGTAGTAAGCGTGAGTAGCAGGAAGCAGGGTTGCTTGGAGTGGCCAAGAGAATACGTCTACACCCTTTGACTGGTAAAAACGTGTCTCCTGTGAATCACCTTTACGGTCGAGTGAATACTGACCAGCACCCATTGACCACTCTGTCTGCTAACGGCGCCACAGGCCTT